GAAATTTTGGTGATTTGGTGTTTCACCAGTACGAACAGTGTGGTTCATATATGTTTCTAGGTGACCACCAACACCGTGATGTGTGGATGTACCGGCATACATGTCGTCACCGTGCGTATCATGTACGGCTTGTGCGGCAGCAATGTGTTTATTAAACTCTGCACGGTCTTTAGGACCAAAATGCACCTTTGAAGTGTCCATTCTTGGGTCGACCGAGAATACATCTGAATGTTGATTAAAGTTTTCGTGGTCAACTTCATGGTTTGCATTTAAACTGGCGGCATCTTTGCCTTTATAAGAAAGATGTGTAACAACACCAATCTTAGCTTTCTTAACTGTGGCCGCATGAGTGCCGTGTGCAGTATATGTCAAACCAGATGGATTAGGATGAAAAGATACTCCACCACCTTTAGCTGGTGCTTTATCATCTTGTGAGAACATCATGTCACCCTGATATACACCTTTCTCTGGTGCAACTTTTGGTAAATGCTTCAGTGCATCTTTTAATTTGCTAACTAAACCTGGTGCGTGTCCGTGATTCTTTTCAATGTCAGCATTTGTGTAATTAATCTTTGGCGTCTTATTGAAAGCAGATTTCGATGCTACGAAAAACTTACCATTCTCTGGATGATGGCCATAAACAATAGCTGGTGATCCATCATATTTGGTGGTGAGTTCTGAAGTCTTTTTACCTTGTTGAATGTGTTCAGCGGCAGAAGTAAGTGATGCAATAGCGTGTTTAGCACCCTTTTCACCATTCTGTAAGGGTCGATCTTCCACGTGCGTGAGATGTTTAATCTGACGGCTTGCACCCTCTTCGGGGTCTTCTTGTTCAATTAAATATCGGGAAAAAGGTAGCATTAAATCCTCGGTTTAGTACGCTGTGACTATATATTATTTAGTAACCCCAAATCTTAATATCCACGAATTTATCAATGTCTTCTCTGATTAAAGAGTGTCTTCCGATGTTGAATTTTCCATCGGTGAATGGATGATCGATATCGATTCTTTCAACCGGCACATTATTTCTCGTTAATTGTTCCTGTAGCATTTCGTGTCCACAAAGAGGAACACCAGAATTGTAGAGTTGACGGAGATTTAGAAAGGTTGAAGCATATACGTTCATTGTGTCCGGATCAGCAATAGCAAACTGGTCGTTTAACAATGGATTCGGACCGTCAGTATCTTTTGAGATGTAGACTTTACCCTTTTCGAGTGTACCGAAATCAATTACTTTATTGAGTGCGAAGTCAAATCTTGAACGTATGACATAATCATATTTTACATCATTCAGCGTCTGGTGGCGAATCCTGAAGTCATTTGCTCTATAAATTGAATAGAACATTGAGGTACAGAAGTTTGCTGGATGAGATGCATTCGGTACATGCATATCCGAGTTGATGTTTGACGAAAGTTCGGGGTCAAAGAATATTGTTACCGGACCATAAAGCCTACCAATATATTCAAATAATTGTACCTGATTCGTTTTTGATTTCCATGAATGTATAAAAACATCCACATCATAATGATCCAATAAGTTTCGTTTAATGTATTCGAACGCTTTAGCGTAACTTCTTGGTTGACCCGACAGGCACAGTGCGAGTTTCATCGATGAATTTTTCAACATAATCTGTACATACTCCAAAAATATCCAATTTCTTCACATATTCCCAATACTCAGGCAAGTTTTCTGGCATAACAGCAATAGAGTTATTAGTTAGGTGTTTCCCTGGATAGGTCCAAATATGTTGTGATGATGTTAAAGTGAAATCGTCTTCTTGATGCCAAAAGTAAGTGTATTTAAAAGGTGCAGTTGACAGTTCATAAAGTGCATCAAGATTTTTACAATGCAACCAGAGACCTTGCTGACCGATGAAAGAACCATCAACTTTATATTGTGGTTCATCATGTCCAAGCCACCAACCATCAGACTTCCACCAAACATCGACTTCACAATCGTATCGCTTCTTCAATGCTTTGCGAATCTGATCTGGATGATTCTCTTTTTCTTTATCTGGACCTTGGAATAGTCCACGATGTGCAATATAAATCATTGATAGAGACTCTTGTGTTTGTATTCACCGAGAGGTGTATGCATGATTGTTTTATTAATCATAAACTCTTCCCATGGCAATCCAAGTCTGCGGATGAATTGTTCAGAGATAACATGTGGACACAAAAGACCGGTTTCATTATAAACTTGTGGTAAGAAATGCAACACTTTTGAAAATAGACACATTGAGAAGAAATTACCAACTTGAATCATGTCAGATGTTCCCTGACCCATATGGTTTCTATAACCAAGTGTATAGAATTTATTTGGATTGAAATCTGGCAATGGTTCATTGAATGTCAAATCTGGACGCATACGGATTACCAAATCATATTGCTTGCCAGTTTTAAACATATGGTCTTCAAGCATTAACATACCAGAACCTAGTTTGTACAACATGGAGACAATGTTCTTGGGTACATGATAAAAGTTCTTATAAAACTCGGCACGTTTAGCAAAGTCTTCTTTGTAATCATCATAATCTTCAACAATAAAATCCACAGGATTATAAGTTTTGATTATTTCTTCGTTGTTAATCATTGGTGCATCATCAACAATTCCAGCTTCGCTGTGTGGGTCCCAATATGCTTCATCACCCCATGTGTGTATGAAAACATCAGGATTATATCTGTCAACGATATGTTCTTTAAAATTGGGATAAACTTGTTCCCAACAACGCATGTGTCCTGTTAATACTACTGCTACGTTCATGTTTTCCTCACAAAATATAAGTTTTCTTCATTTACTTGTGACGTAACTTTATCAATCACAAATCCATTTTGTTCCAAAAAGTCAAGTGCTTCTTGTTTCGTATGTTGACCTTTGTATAGTCTAAGTTTATCCTCCTGTGGAACTTCAACAACACCAGATTGCACCATCGATATTTTTTCACCGAGACCTTTGAGTACGGCTAGGTCTGAACCTTGTGCATCAATGTGCAGGTGGTCAATCTGTGTAATTTCAGGTGCAAAGATTGTCAACCAAGTATCAAGACGATATACGGTCACCTTTTTGGATTCACGTACAACAAAGTCTGTGCGACCCGGCCATGTTTCGGATAAATTATCGGAAAAATCATTTAGTGAGGCTGAACCCGTGTCACCTTGTACCATATGAAAATCCGCTTCTCCGTCAAAATCTGAAATAGCATGTTCGTAAACATGATAACGTTCTTTCATATTCCTTGCTTCAGCGGCAATACGGAGAAGCCTTGCAAGTTCAGGTGTGGGTTCGAACGCATAACAAATAACATCAGGATTACGATGTGTTATGTTCAAAGAATTTTGCCCGTGATGCGTGCCTACATCAAATAAAATCATTTTTATTCCTTATGATTATCTAAGAAATAATTCAGGTCTTCAGGTGTTCCGATACCCCACATTTTTTCAATATTTTTTACACGAACTTTTTTACCATCACCGACCGCTTCGTTGAATACGGGACAAGTATAGAATTCGCCGTTGGTTCGAATGTTCTTAGAAATCATTTGTTCAGCATATTTAACATAGTCTGAACCGTGACGCCAGTAGTAGATACCAACTGTAGCTTCATCAGAAATAACTTTCTTCTCCGCAACTTCGGAAACAAAACCATCTTCATCTAGCTTCGCATAAGACCATTTTGGATGTGTTGCTTTGAAGGTGAGTATACCACCATCAATAGAATCTGCTGAGAAAGCATACATGCATTCATTAGAGTTCCATTCAACGAACTGGTCAGAGTTAGCCATCACCAACGGTGCATCATTATTGATGTGTTCCTTAGCAAGAAGAGTAGTGCAAGCGGCACCATCAGTTAGACCATCAACTTGAACAATTTTGCAATTTGGTGCAATTAAGTTCAATAGGTACTTTAGATTATACGTTTCGTAGTGTTCTTTTTGAACCAAGAAGATATAGTTTGCTTCCATGTTCAAGTTTTCAACCACAACTTGAATCATTGGCTTACCACGCACTTCAATCAGTGGTTTGGGGAAAGTGTATCCAGCTTGTGCGAAACGTGAGCCTGCACCAGCCATTGGAATCAAAACATTTAGTTTTTTGTCTCTCCATGGTAGAGACTTCTTGCTTGTACCTTCAATTGTATTCATAAGGTCATAAATCCTTTGCATCATATATTCAGAGTTAACTTCTTTTGCATTTTCGACTGCAAGGAGATGTGCTCCTGAGTCTAATGCGCCTTGGCGTCCAATGTGGCTATCTTCAACAATAATTGTATTTTTAGGAAGTGCATTGAGTGCAGTCATACATTTCCAGTACATTTCTGGATATGGCTTTGTACGAGACACGTCCTCATTACTGACATAATAATCAACTTCGTCCATCACACCAATACTTAGTAGAGATAATTTTACAGTCTCACGGATAGAATTTGATGCAACAGCAATTTTATAACCACGGGCTTTAATCTGACGGAAGATAGTCTGTAACATATACTCTTTACAGAAACCACGAACGAGATTAAAAGTTGCTTCTTGCTTGTCACGCCAGACTTGGTCGTATGTTGAAACGGGAAGACCTTTTTGTTCAGTCAACATCTTCAGTTTTTTGGTGGTGTTTAAACCATCATACTTACTCAGGTGTTCTTCCCGTGTAATTACGAATTCTTCACCAACTTTGCGTAGTGCATCATTAAGTGCATCATAATGAAGTTCACGTGAATCAATTAAAACTCCATCGAGGTCAAAAATAACTAATTTATTCATATTTGTTAAACTTTCTCAAAATGCCACGAACATCTTCAATGGGTGCATTCGGATCCATTTTATGGAGTTCAAATGCATCAGGGTTTCTAAAGTATGCCATTAATAACAGACCTTGGTCATCATCAACAAGTCCAATGCTCATTAGATATTCTAGTGCTTCTTTCATTTCAACGGCAAGTGATTCCCATTCTGCACGTTGTGCAACAAAGACACCACCAATGATAAACACCAAATTATTTTGTACAGCCATTGATACCTGTATTTTCTTCTGTGTCAAATCGGGATCACGGAAATTAAAGTAGTGCATCAGACCTGGTGTAAAATCATACTCCCACTTTTTAGATAATGGAATATGTTCATCATCACGGCAATAGCCAAAGTCAACCCAAGCGGCAAATTCATTTGTGATTAGACCACGTTCAAATGCATCTGCAACATAAAATGCTTTGAGTGAAGTTACACCAACATAGTCTTTCGACCAGTATTCTGGATTACGTACTTGATAAGGATTAATTTTCTTGACAAACTCAGGTGATGTTTGAATTGCTTCAATCTTATCACGGAGTTCTTTGTGAATATTGAAGTAGTCATACTCAACTACTTTAACATTAGGAGAAATTGCGGCCAAACGTGGCGCCATATCGGGTGAAGTGTATACAATAATTTCTGTATCAATCTCACACATGCGTTTGAAGTGGTCGATATACTTATCAACAGAACGCTGAAGATAATGTGGAAGTGGCCCGCCATTTTTTTCTGTGCTTGTTGACCAGTCACCTCGGCCAATATCATAGAAGGCAGTTACGATGCTAATTTTGCTCATTTCAAAGTCCCATATTTATTAAATTACGAATTTTATGCGTTGTACAAGAAGTATTTAGGCGAACTGCCAGTATTGGTGTCCTTTGTGATGTTTGTTCCATATTTTTTAGAGAAATATTCCATCCATTCTGGAACTCTATCGTACTGATGTACAATAGCAAAAGGATCACCATCAGAATTTACAATAGCACCTTTTTCATTCATTGAAGGTCTTTCTTCTAATAAATATGGCCCAAAAATATTTAACATGTCAGGTTTATTTGTGACATGTGCATTTACTGCCCAAGCATCTTCTAATCTTGTTGTGAGTGTTTTTTCGGACCAAAGTTTTGTACCTAACAACATATTGTATGCGGCTTGGTCTGCAACCCAATCTGGACGATTCATTGAAAATTGGTAGAGATAAAAACAAAGTTCTTTAATGTGTGCGCTTCTACCTGCAAGAATACCCACGTTGCAAACATCATTTTCTTTTACTTCATTGTAAAAATATTCACCAAAGTTTTTACGAATGTTTTCACGATTCCATTCCTCATCTTTAATTTTAATAGATTCAGATGATGCAATAATACCTTTTGTATAACTCGAATTGATATTGTTGTGTAAGAAATTTGTCGGATCAAATTGAAAGATTACATCACGCACATCAGTTGAAATAACATAACGATATTCACCTTCATGTTCTTTTAAGAAGTTATAGATATGAATGAAACGTTGCATATGTATCATCATCTTATCATTACGTTCTGCGGTGATGACAATCACACCTTCTTCAACCAATCTTTTAATCAGTTCCGGTGTAGTTCCGATAGCAATAAGAACTGTGTCACCCTCGAAACCTGTGTCTTTAATAGACTGTACCCAAGGCTTGAGTACATCATAATCTGTGTAGTTGTTGAATGCACCAATGATTAGGTCTTTTTGCGCCATGGGTACTCTCCATTCATTCTTTGTTTCATCACTTCATTACCTCCAATAAAAAAGCTATCTTGCACAGAATCTGCACGACTAGCTACACGGTAGTTTACACTATATTGACCAGTTGTGTCAAATTTTGGTAGATTTTGCATCATAAATGGAGATAAAATTCTATCAACTTCTGGTTGCTCCTGTGGATGTCTGGCACGCCTGTACCAGTAAGGAGAGAAATGAATTGCGGCCATCTTTGGAACCATAAAGCAATTCACATCAATAAATTTATCATTAATAACAGAGTCCCATTTACCAAGAGATTCACAATCGTCATTACATATGTATT